TTGCATGAAATATTTTTTGCAATAGCTTTTGCTGGTGGTGATATTAGTAAAGCAAAAAACTTAAATGATTTGAAAAAAATTATGAATAAGTTAAAGTTAAAGTTAGATAATAAAAATAAACATATAGAGACTTTATCTAAGTTTGATAAGATGGAAGCATTTCCAACAAAGAAAGATATTCAATTATATACAGATGCTAATAGTATAGCTAAAAAAACACATACCTTTTTAAAAAAGAATAAACTAAAACCATCTTCTGTGTCAAGAGTTTTTGGGACAGGTCCTGGTGGGACTAAAATGATTGCAGATGCTGTAATCAAACTAACCAATGGAGAATTAGTTTCAGTATCGTTAAAATATGGAAAAGGTCAATTTAGTAGTTTGTCTGTACCAGATTTAGTTGAAAAAATGTTTGGTATAAAATTGAATAAAGGTCTGTTGAAAGATATGTACAAACAAGGATATAAAAGTGAGATAGATGCAGCATTTGAATATTATGCTCTTGCTACTATTGGACAAAAAGATTTACCAGTTAAGGATAAATATACACAAGAAGATAAAGATAATTTAGAAAAAATATATCCAAAATTCAATGAAAAATCAACTTGGATGGATTATATGAATAAATCAATAGTGCCAGTAAAAACAAGGAAGGCATTTAGCCATTTGTATAATCATTCAGATAATTTTGCTGCACGAGGTGTTCATAAAAAAATGAAAGGACAACTTTTAAATAACGCTATAGATTTATTCTTTGAAAGTAAAGGAAAAAATAAGGTAAAGAATATAGAGGATGCTATAATTTATATCATAAGAGCAGAACCAGAAACAAATTATTTATATATAGCATCGGGTGGTAAAAAGTTTGCTCTTATACCATCCCAAAAAAGTATTAGAGGTAAAAAATATACTTTTAAATATGACACTAAAACTAATGATGATGGTGTTATGGCGTCTGCTGATTATGTATATGATGTCGAGGTTAGTGTTGATGGAATTAAAGCATTTACTTTTGATATTAAATGGAGATTTGCTGGTCAAGCAGGACAATGGGATGGTGATTTACAACATAAGGGTAGTAAGATAGAATTTCATGATGGATTTTCAAAAGCTTTTGGTTTACCAAATATACCAAAGGATATGTAATGAGAACACAACTACTCTGTACGTTCACTAAACGAAATAGATTCTACGAGACAGTAGATATTATCCTAGCTTGTAACGATATCGTATTCGATAAGGTATATGTATTTCAAAATGAAAAAGATTATCATCAATTAATCTGTACCTACAATGTTGAGTATGACGAGGATGCAATACAAGAAGTACCAGATACTATTTCGTTACATAGAAAAAAGAACACTAACACACTATACACAATCAATGCACTTAACGATTTAATTCGTGAACTAAATGGTGGTAAGTTAGATAAGACTTTTCCAATTGAATGGGAAAATTACAAGAACTGTTTACTATTGACAAACGAGGAAGGTCTTAATAAAATACCTACTAGAATATACACGATAGTAAACGTGAATACTTGGGAAAACGAGAAAAAATAATTGTATTTTCAAAAACTTGATTATACTTATATATAAATGGTTACGAAAGTAACAATTACTAATTAACTAATTAAATAATGGAGAATAATAATGGATTTAAATGCAATCAAAAATCGCCTTAATCAACTTCAAACCACAAATAACAGAACATCAAATCTTTGGAAACCATCACCTGGTAATCAAATCGTTAGAGTTGTTCCTTACAAATTTAATAAGGACAATCCTTTTATCGAATTGTATTTCCACTATGATTTAGGTGGAAAGAATTATCTTTCACCAACATCATTTGGTAGACCAGACCCGATTGAAGA